GGAACTGTGCCCCAATGCGGTGCCTCTGGCCCCTGCCATGCGGGCACGGTTCGTCCACTTCGACTGGGAGGTGGACTACGAACACTGGTTCACCGGACTGCGGCGTGGCTGCGAGTGGGACGCTCCCACTTTCCCACTCGTCCCCGCCCACTGGGCAGACCACCTGCCGCAGTTCGGCTCGCTGGTCGAGGCGTTCCTCCGGTCGGCACCCGACGCCCGCGAGAAGTTGCCGCAGGACGACGAGACGATGAGTTTCCCCAACCTGCGGACGTGGACGTACCTCGTCCGCTGCTTCGCTGCGGCGGGTGCCTGCGGGTACGAGCAGAAAGACCCCATCTACCGGCCGCTCGCCGTCGGCTGCGTCGGGGAGGAGGTCGGTGGCATGTTCCTCCGCTACTGGCACCGGCTCGACCTGCTCAACCCGGAGGCGTACCTGTCCGGTGCGGAGGACTACAAGTACGAGCGTCGGCCCGACGCCAACATCTGCTTCCTCACTGGGCTGGTGAAGTCGCTGCGTGACAACACCAGCAAGGAACGCTGGGCCCGTGCGGCGGAGGCGTTCATCACCATCGGGGAGCAGGAGATCGAGTCGTTCCTCATGCAGTTCAAGTCCTTCTGGAATCCCGTCAGCAAGGGCGGCGTTCGCCCCGATGGCTGGTCGCCCCCGAAGGACGTGCTGGCAAGGCTGATGGCGTTGGTTCAGTCGTGAGTGTCACGCACACAGGAGAACAACCCATGACCCCACGACAACTACTGGGGCAGGCACGGGTACACACCTTTGAGTACGTCCCGTACCTCGCCTCATACATCTACTCCCTGCGTGAGCAGGAAACACCGGGCATCGGCACGGCTGCGGTGGACGACGCCGGGAATCTCTACTGGGATCCTGCCTTCGTCACGCAGGTGGGCAAGGAACAGACGGCATACCTCGTCGCCCACGAGGTGCTGCATCTGATCTTCGACCACCACGCCCGGTCGAAGGAGATCATCGGCCAGACGCCCAGCGAGTTTCAGCGGTTCGTCTGCAACGTCGCTGGCGATCTGGTCATCGAGCAGACGCTCGCCATGATGCGGCACCTCCGCCCGGATGGTGCGGTCCACTTGGGCTGTCCCCTGCCGCAGTTGGGTATCACGCTCGACTTCCCTGAGAACAAGTCGATGCAGGAATACTACCGCCTCATCATGGAGAGGCTGAAGGACAACGATGAAGACGACAACCAACCCCAGCCCGAAGGAGACGACGATGAGAAAGACGGAGACGACCAGCAGCCAGACGCCGATGATGGCATGGGCGACAAGGGCAGCGGAGACAGTGACGGCGGTGCGGGAGATGGGCCAGAAGATGGTGGCGGAGATGCTGACGACGACGGTACTGAGGCGGATGGCAGCGAGAGCCCGGCTGAGGACGGAGCGGGCTCGCCTTCGGGTGGGAAGGGCAAGGAACCGCAGAAGCCCGGCGCTCCCGGCACTGGCGGCTCGTGTGCGGACGGGTGCCCGCGTCCGTATGAGGTAGCCAGCGACGGCTCGTGGGAAGCCTATGGCGAGGGCATGGCCGCCGCCCAAGCGGAAGACGCCATCGCCCAGTACGAGGCCAGCACTCCCGGCAAGGTGCCCGGCAACATCAAGCAGGCACTCAAGGCCAAGTTGCGACCCGAGCCCGATCCGTTCGCCCAGTTGCGGTCGGCTGTCTGCTCCAGCGTGGCATCGCCGGTCGGCGGCAGGGACTACTCCCACCGCCGCCGGTCACGCAAGCAGCCGCCCGGCGACGATGCCCCCATCCTGCACGGCCGCATCACCGTGCAGCCACACGCCGTCGTGATCGTGGACACGTCGGCCTCCATGATGACGAAGGACATCCAAGCGAAAGCCCTGTCCGTCATCGCTCAAGGGCTGCGGAAACTGGGGCGGGTGAAGGTGTACTGTGCCGACACCAAAGTCCAATCGCACAAGTTGGTGGCCACGACCAACGTGTTCGACTGGCATGGCGGCGGCGGTACGGACATGTCCACCGCCATCGAGCAGGTGGAGAAGGACGACCACCCCGACTCCATCGTGCTAGTCACCGACGCCGAGACACACTGGCACGCCAAGAAGCCGCATGCCCGTGTCGTCTTGGCATACACGGGCAAGAAGGGATCGGCATGGCACCAAGCCATCCCCAAGTGGGCCCGTGTCGTACCACTCTCACAGGAAGGAGCATGACGATGGCCCGACGGAGAAAGACATTGCGGAAGCGGGTCTACACCTACGAGCAGTTGGACGCGAAGGGGCTACGGTGGACCAAGAAGACGGCCCGGAGCGGTTCAACACCGCTCTACGGCGACGACCGGTATGCACCGCTCTACGGCAGCGTCCGCATTTGGGACGGCGAATGGCCGTATTGGCTGCGAATGCAACACGGAAAGAAACGTATCGCTCCCGGCGTCTCGATCCGGTACAAGCCCAAGCGGATGGACATGAGTCTCGTCCTCGCGTACGTGTACCGTGCCGCCGACGGGGCCACGCTGTATGTCGTGCCGGGATTGGGAAAGAGCCGCAACAAGAAGCCTGAAGTACGTCAGCGCATTGCGGCGTGGAAGCGGCTGGTCCCGGCGTTCACTCCGCACGATGGCTCTCGTCTGCTGCAACATGAGTATGCGATGTACCTGCTCAAGGACGGGCAGGCAAATCGCCTCGACAAGCCGGTGCCAATATGGCTTAGCGATCCAAAGGCTTGGTGCTGGGATGCAAGGGCATGGAAACAGGGCGAGGCACACGGAAACAACTGGGGCCGCTTGTACCCGCTGTTCCCTCGACGCTGCCTGCTGTTTGCCACACGCCTGCGCAAGGCACTACAGGACGGCCCGGCCTGCGAAGTGCAGTTGACCAAGTGGCACGGCTGGGGGGACCACTGGGGCGGCCCAAAAGGCAACTCACTGACCGTGTGTACGCCACCAGCGGGCGGCCGTGACGGCCGCAGTTTGACCGTTCACATCGCCATGCACAGCAGCGAGTCTCGATCCTTCCACAATGTCGATGGAGACTACGGCTGCAAGCACTGCCAGTTCTTTGCAGGCGAGGGAATGATGACACTGGTCAACAAGAAGTTGATGCGTTGGAAGTGCAGCAAAGACGCCATCGTCGGCATCCAAGAGTGGGTGCTGGGTTGCATCCACATTCCGGGTCCGGGCTAATACTGAAAGGAAAACTGCCATGAATTTCTTGGACTACAAGTACGGTCCCTCCACGATCCGCCGCCGGCTGGTCTTCCTGCTCGGGCTGGAAGCCGGGCTCGTCAGTTGGGTCGTGCGGTCGGCCATCATCGCCTTGATGATCCGCACCTCGATGGACCCTTCAGAGTCGGTCTACATGGGGCCATTCGGGTGGCTCTGCTTCTGGCTCGTCGTCGTCTTCTACCTCTGGTAAGGAGTCCCCACCATGCCTACCGTCTACGCCTACGGCCGGGCCTCAACCGGCCGGCAGACCATCACCGAAGATGCCCAGCGTTCCGTGTGCGAGGAGTACATCAAGCGGGCCCTTGCGCCGGAGGGCTACACCTACGGCGGCTGGCTCTACGACTCAGCCACCAGCGGCACCCGGCCCATGTTTGAGCGGGACGAGGGCCGCAAGGTCTGGGCTCTCGTCCAGCCCGGCGACAAGATCATCTGGGCCAAACTCGACCGGGCCTTCCGCTCCGTCATCGACGCCGCCCAGACGATGCAACTCCTCGCCAGCAAGGACGTGTCGTTCAACTCCCTCGATCTCGGGCTCGACACCAGCAGCCCCATCGGCAGGTGCGTGTTCACCATCCTCACGGCCTTCGCAGAACTGGAGGTGGCGTTCATCCGCCAGCGGACGCGGGACTCCCTGCGGGAGAAACGCAAGGCCGGCAAGCCTCACGGCCGCCACGCCCCCATCGGGTGGCGCAAGTGCGGCAAGGGCAAGGACTCGTACTACGTGCCGTGCCCAGAGGAACGCCGGCAGGTGGACGAGATTGCCGCCCTTCGGCAGGCAGGGGCCAGCCTTGAGCGTCTCGTCATGCACACCCGCCAGTGGCGGCGGCCCAACGGCTACGCTTGGAACATCAACTCCATCACCCGTGCCATCAAGGCACAAGCGGCTCGCTACGCAAAAGAATTTCCAGCGCGGAAAGAGCGGCGGCGATCCGTCGCTGGATAGTTCGCGGGTCGCACCCTGCCTGCTCGCCTATCTCCCGCAGGCTGAGCCCCCGAAAGAACCGGAGGTCCAGCAGGCGGCGATAGGCGGGCGGCAGGCGGGCGATGCTGGCCTGTATGCGGGTGGACAGGGCGTGCTGCTTGCCTGCCACCAACGCCTCCGCTATCTCCATCGGCACCCGATTGGGTGCGTCATACCTCGCCCGGCGGTTCCGGTCCAGTTCCTTCAGCAGGGCGTTGCGGATGGCCATCGAGAAGTACGTCGTGATCTGGCTTTTCTCGGGGTCATACGTCACCGCCGCCCGGCAGACAGCCATGTACGCCACGCTGGTGGAGTCGATGCTGATCAACTGCTTGCGCAGCGTGGGATACCGGCAACGAAACGCCGCCACAGCCTTCGGCACGATGGCCGCAGCCTTCTCAGCCAACGCCTTCTGCGCCTCCGTCAGTCGCATCCATGCAATCTGACGGCTCAGGGCGATCTGGATAGCCTACCGCGAAGCAGTCACGGCTCGGGGTTTTGCGGCAGCAGGGCCACCGCGTCAGCCCACGACAGCACTTCGACGGCCTGCCCTATCGCGACCTTGTCGGCGTGTTCCCACATCTCATGCAGCAGCCCGCCGGGTGCGACCTCCGTGAGAACGTCGGCCGACAGCATGAGCCGTCCATCGGTGAGGAGGCGTGGGACCGGGACGCAGTTCGTTGAGCCGTGCTGGGCGTGCAGTTCACCTAGCCGGCCTGCCAACTGCACCGTAAACACCAGCGCATAGCCGCGAGCGTCGGCGTAGGAAATCGGGAGCGTGAGGTCAGCGAGCGTCATG